GTCTCGCCGATGATGTTACCGGCGGCCTAGGGTGAGGTGAGGCATGGCACAACTTGGAGAATTCACTGCCAAGATCAATTTTGAAATGACGGAGACGAGCAAGGCAGTGCTGAAAAATGAATTGCTCAAAATTTTACAGGAACCTGACGTGCTGAAAGAGCTTTTGCAACTCTTGACGCAAGCGAGCAGGCTTGAGGCAGGACTACATGGTCGACGCACTGAAACTTGATTGGTCTGTGACAGTACCACCAGCGGTAGAGCCTATTGATATATTGGAGTTGCGCTCTCCTACAACCGGCTCCTACCTGCGTGTGGACTTCACCGACGATGACCTGGTGCTGACTGCTTTGATTAAATCGTGTCGCACGATTGCGGAGCAGATTTGCAGTCTCGCATTCGCGCCACAGACCATCCAAGCGATCTGGACTATGCCTCAAGTCAACGCCGGCTCGCTGTCAGGCTTCAAGCTCCTGTACGACCAGGACTTTTACCAGTACAACGAGAGTCTGGGAGCCAACCCGTTCAGCCCGGCTCCGTTCGTGTTGCAGTTGCCACAGCCACCACTCACAGCGGTCTCACTCTTTGAGTATCGCATCACGGCTTTCAATGCGTGGCAAACGTGGCCTGCTACCGTTGGGAGCCCTCCGGTGGCGAATTATGTAGTGGACACCTTGCCTTCTCCTGGCCTGGTGTACTTGCAGTATCCGCCACCGGCGTACCAGTATCGATTGACGTATACGTGCGGGTATGCCACGTTACCGCCTGATTTGAAGCTGGCCTTGCAGCAATTCATTGCATGGAAGTACGAGAACAGGACAGGGGAGGAGATGCCTGCTGAGATACAGTCTCAATTTATGGGCAATAAGGTATGGGTGCTTTAGAAAGAGGGTTTTTATGGATGGACTTATAGAAGGCAGAATTGTGCATTATGTCTTGCCTGATGGGTACTCAAAAGACGAACATCGCCCAGCGATCATCGTTAAGGTATGGCCGACGATGAAAGAAAGCGGAACGGTGAACATGCTTGTTTTTACAGATTGCAATAATGATGTAGACCCAAGAGACCCGCAAACCGCTTCTTATGGCTCAGGCACCGTATGGGCAACGTCAGTTCACTACTCGGAAGACAAAGAGCCGCGTACCTGGCATTGGCCTGAAAGAGCATAATCATGCCATCAGCCAGTAATAGAAAACTTGTCCAAAGCCATGCATCGGGCCGCCATGTCATTGTGTACTTCCAGCAGCTCACCGGCGTTTCGAGTGGCCCAGGCTTTGCCGATGGTGGCACCTGGACGGATGTGCCGGGTCTGAGCAATGTGCCTATCACGTTCAGGACGATGATGCCTTACGAGCGAGTGATGGCACAGCAGCTTTACCCTGGCATCAAGAGTTGGGCATTTATGCGCTGGCGGCGCGGCGTGAATGTGCGTTCAAACATGAGGATGGTGTATGGCAACCATATCTACCGCATACAGGATGTCGGCAATTATGACGAGAACAATACGGACATCATTCTGTATCTGGAAGAATGGCAACCCACAGGAACGACACGGGGGTGAGCAATGACAACAAGTTGGAACCACTTTCCGCAGATTGCCGCTGGTATAATGCGGGAACTGAAAAAGGTGCCTGGGATCGTCGCTAAGGATATCGCGGAATACGCCGCTGCGGGTGCGTCGGTCGATACAGGCTTTCTGGAAGCATCGTGCTATTACAGCACGCCTACCAAATCGACCTATGGCAAAGGTCATGTCAACATGACTCCCTATCAGGCATTACATCGGGAGTTATTTCCTGAAGTCACGCCTGACAACGATCTGGAAGCCATTGCAGCGGTGGGGGCAACCTATGGAGCCTTCGTTAATTATGGCACACGCTTCATGCCTGCCAGACCTTTTTGGGAACCGGCGCTAGCTATCGGGCAGACATCGCTGGACTTCCAGTTGGGCCTTATTCCAGGTGAGCTAGGAGAAATAGCACCATGAGTGAGATTGCCAGTGCGTTCACCTGGGTTAGTACGACTATGCAGGCAGACTCTGCGCTCATGGCGGTTGCCATTGGTGGCGTCTATCGGGAATATGCGCCGATAGATACGGTGGCACCGTTCGCATTGGTGAACCAACAGGCAGGCACAGATGTGCTCACGGCGAATGCCATTCGCTTGTTTGTGAGCATTCTTTTGCAGATAAAAATGATTGGGCCAAGTGGGCCAGGCGGCAATTATGGAGCACTTGTTACTGGAGCAGATCGCATTGATACGCTGTTCAAATCGGTACGAAGCGTAGGGCTTGCATCAGGAGGGATTCTCTCGTGTTATAGGGAGTCCACCATTGCCTATGGCGAACTCGTCAATGGTCAACCCTGGTCACACCTTGGCGGGCTGTATCGCATAGAACTACAAGGAGCATAAAACTATGACCTTTGTCCCGGAGCGCAGCTCCATTAATCAGACGATCCAATTCGGCCTTGAGACAACCCCCGGCACGAATGTTGCCGCAAACAAACTCATCCAATGCTTTGCGATCGTCTTCGGGCCGATGGCCGAGGTCAGCGAGTTCTCAGCGACGGGCCGCAAATACCCCTCCATCGCGATTGAGAACAGTGAATGGGTGGAGGGAACGCTTTCCGGCATATTGGATTATAACGGTATTGTTTACGCCCTGGCCGGTGTGTGTGGCGCGCCCACTATCAGCGCTCATGGCGCATCAGCGACAGCCAAAGATTGGCTATTTGTGCCACCGCTCACAGGAAGTGTGCAGCCGCAAACCTACACGATTGAACAAGGCGAAAACAACGCCTCTGGCAATGCTATCTACAACCATAAAGTCAATTATGGCCTGATCTCTGAGTTTGGCTATAAGCTCGACCGCAAAGGAGGCGCGACCGTCTCCGGTAAAGTGCTGGCCCAGGCGTTGCAGCGCGCCATCACCATGACAAGTACACCGACGGCGGTAGCAATCCAACCCTCGGCGGGCAAGCACTTCAACTATTACCTGGATCCGACCAGTGCCGCACTTGGCACAACCCAACTCACCAAGGTCTTGAGCGTTGATTTCGGCTTTAACAATCTGTATGGCATGTTCTTCCCGCTCAACCGTGCCAATCTCGGTTGGGCAGCGCATGTTGATCTCAACCCAGGTTGCACCATCAAGGTGCTGATGGAGGCTGATGCGACGGGCATGACGCCGCTGACCTATCTGCAAGCAGGCTCAACACAATTCATGCGTATAGCTGGCCAGGGATTTATCATCGACAATTTGCAGACCGTCACGATTGGCGGCGGCGCCACCGGCGGCACATTCACCCTCTCATATAAGGGGCAAACTACTGCGCTGATTACCTATAGTGTAGGACTCACATCAGCAACGGTCAATACCGCGTTCCAGTTGCTCTCCACCGTCAGCACAAACTGTACCGTGACAGGTAGCGCGGGCGGGCCGTACATCTTCACCTTCTCAGGTGCGCTGGCCTCGGATATGTCACCAGTTGGTGTGACGAACGTCGCGCTGACAGGTGGCACGCCGACCGTCACATCGGTCGCCCAGGCATACGCGACATTCCAGCATGACATGGCGGTGAAGGTCAGCAAGCCCTCGCCCTTTAGCGACAAGGATGGCGTGTTTGCCGAGGAATGGGATTTCACCATCGTTGAGGATGCAACCTGGGCCGCCGCACAGAAGTTCTTAATCACGACGCTACTCACGGCATTATAGAAAGGCAAATATGCCAGTAACGCTCAGTAAGATGGCGGCAAATACCGCCTCAGTCACAATCCCTATCGGGGATGACACCTTAACGATTGTTTATTATCCCAACGCCGTCACTGACAACTCGGTGGCGCAACTTGACGCGGGCAGCGAGGCATTCAACGAAACGATGCCCAAGATCATCAAGTCTTGGGATGTCTACGAAGATGAGGAGCAGACGACTATGCTTCCCATCGCACCGGAGAGCTTTGCAAATATGGGCTACACCTACAAATTGCAAATCATGCAAGCGATTATTGAGGATATCCGCCCAAACACGATAGCGCCTCAGAGCTAAGAGAACTGAGGCGCTATCTCGCAACGGAAGGTCTCATGGGAGAGTGTCCAGACTTTTATCCGATTATTCAAGCGGCTAAGTACCTGAATTGCAAGCCGTGGGAACTGATGGAACAGGGTATGTGGTGGCAGGACAAAGCAATTATCTGCATATCAGCAGAGAACGAAGCACAAAAGATCATCAGCAAGAGAGGAGGAAGCTAAAATGCCGGTGCAAGCTGCTCAGCTCGTAGCAGTCGTTAAAGTAGATGGTGTACCACAAGCAACAGTCGAGCTACAGAAAATGGGCGGAGAAGTTGAGAAGACGCACCACGGTTTAGTATCCTCCGGTGCTGGCATGGTAAAAAGTCTTCTTGGCTTCGGTTCGCAACTTGGGTTGACGGTCATGGGCGTCAAGGGTCTAGCCGAGGGCGCCATTGGGCTTGGCTCAGCCTTGCTTGGGCCAAACGCGGCAATGGAACAGACAACGGTAGGGTTCGAGACGCTGCTAGGGGCTGGCAAGAAAACGCAAGACTTTATGAAGGAACTGCAACATTTTGCCGCAGTCACTCCCTTTGAATTTCCTGAGTTAGCTACGGATGCACAGCATATGCTTGCCTTCGGCTTTAGCGCAAAAGAGGTCATTCCCAATCTTACTGCTATCGGTGATGCTATGTCGGCGATGGGCAAGGGTACAGCCGATATTGATGCAGTGGTGAGAGTCTTTGGACAAATGAAAGCGGCCGGTAAGGCGAATGCTGGCGATATGATGCAGTTGGCTGATCAAGGTATCCCTGCATGGAAGTTCTTAGCAGAGGCTATGCATAAAACTGTACCAGAGGTACAAGACTTATCGCAAAAAGGCTTGATACCTGCGAATGTTGCTATCTCTGCCATGACTAAGGGGATGGAAGGCATGTTCAAGGGTGGTATGGATGCACAGTCCAAGACATTCATCGGACTTCTTTCAACACTGAAAGATAATGCGAATGCTGCTCTACGATCTTTCACCGGCCCATTATTCGATGCAGCAAAGAAGGGCTTAACAGAGCTTGGCAATCTTGCGGGCTCTAAACAATTCCAGGATTTTGCCACAAACGCAGGGAAAAGCATGGGCGATGCTTTTAAGAAAATTGGGGAGGCGATAGGCCCGGTTACGAAGCAAATCCAGGATGCATTCAAATCGTTCGCCCCTACTGCGAAAGGCATAAAATTCGGAGATATCGGGAAAGAACTGCTCAAAGCCTATCCTGGTATCAAGCAGGTTGCCGATATCATTGGCAAGGAGTTATCCACAGATATCCATTTCGCGCTCAAGTGTGGCAAGCAAATCAGTCAGTGGTTTCAAGCGGAGATGCTACCCGTCATCAAGCAAGCAATGCCGAGCTTTATCGCTCTAAGCAAGGTGCTTATCAATGATCTCGCACCCGCTTTAGCGAAAGCCTGGGCCAAAGGCCAGCAGATATACCGTCTCTTTGCTTCGGATGTCATTCCCGTATTTGAGAAGGTTGCTCCTATTGTGGTCAAACTGGCTGGCTTTTTAGCTGACAAGCTCGCCCAGGCCATTAAATTCCTCACCCCCTACTTCAATCAAGCAGTAGATGCTATCGGCAAATTCGCCAAAGAGATATCAGATCGGGTGATGCCCATCATCAATAATTTCTTTGATGGACTGAATAAAAACATGCCAACGATCAAAGCAATCTGGAATGCGACCTGGCCGGTGCTGGCAAGCGTGCTGAAGGGCGCGTGGGATATTATTGTTGGGGTTGTCAAAGTCGCCTGGGCCATTGTTTCAGGGATTATCAAGATTGGACTTGATATCCTGTCCGGCAATTGGAAGCAAGCCTGGAATGATCTTCTTACCATGCTTGGCGGGATATGGGATGGGATAAAAACATTTCTGTCAGGTGCATTGCGTCTCATTATCCAAGTCATCCTGGGAAAAGGACAAGATGTGCAAGATGCTGTTATCAAGCCATTTCAGCAGGCGTATGACTTTGTTACTGGGCTTTTTGGTAAGCTTGGCGGCATTATCAACGATACATTGAGCAATATAGGAAAGCGGATAAATGATCTGCATATCCCTGGTCTTCCCAAATTCGCCTCTGGCGTCGAGAACTTCAGCGGCGGTATGGCCTACGTTCACGCGGGCGAGGTGATCACGTACTTGCCTCCTGGCTCATCGGTCACCCCCGCAAGCAAAGTCAGCAGCATGATGTCCTCGCAAGGCAAACAGCCGGTACAAATCATCGTCAATCTTGCCGGGCATCGTGTTGCGCATGCACTGCTGCCAGATATTACACAAGCCATCCGCTATGGTGTTGGAGGTGTGCTCTAATGCCGTACACCGCTACAATTGGAGGCAATGCAGTTACCGTCCTGGCTGGCTCGCTGCAAATTGATAGCTCCATCGGACGCCGTTCTCAAGCATCGTTCACGGTGTATTCCGACACAAATACGCACTTTCAGCAGTATCAGCAAGTCGCCATTTACGATAGCAACAATGTACTTGTCTTCTCCGGCTATATCACCAATCCGCAGGCACAGAAGCCAGGATTTCAACCATCTCTGCTCCATACGATCACCTGCGCAGATCAGCACTTTCTCGCGGATAAGCGTATCATTGCCGCAAGTTATGTCAATACAACCCATGCCACAATTGCACAAAGCATCCTCAATACTATTCTTGCTCAGGAAGGCGTGACGCTCGGTGCAATTGTTGAGACGGAGACGCCGCTCGCAACGCTCTACCCAAGTACGACGCTCTACCCATCAACAACGCTCTACCCAATAGACGACCCGCCAGCCGATAGCATCCCAACCGTGACCTTTGCCTATTGCACGGTTGCGCAAGCCTTAGATGCACTCGCTACAGCAGCATCAGACTCAGGCGTTCCGTTCTACTGGGCGATTGATCAAAACAAACAGTTCTGGTTCGTGCCGTATACCTACATCACGAATAGCAACACGATAGATGGGACGCAAATTGATCAAGTCAACAATCCGCCTACGGTGCAGTGGCAAAATCCGACATATCGCAATGCGCAATATATTCTCGGTGGGACATCCCAAACACAAATCCAGACGGAGACGCGCATAGGGGATGGCAATGCAACGGCATGGCCGATGAGCTATGACCTGGCGCATACCCCAACGATTTCAGTCAATGGCGTGAGTAAATCAGTTGGTATCAAGGGGGTAGACACGGGCAAGGATTTCTATTGGAATGCAGGAGACCCCACCATCTCACAAGATAGCACTGGCACGAAACTCACGAGCAGCCAAACGCTCTCAGTCACCTATATTGGAGAGTTCCCGACCGTCGTTACCTCGCGAAATGATGCACAGATCAGCTATGAGAAAACTAGCGATGGCTCGACCGGCATCATTGAGCACGTCGAGACGGATGCAACGATCACCAGCCTCTCAGGCGGCTATGCCAAGGCGTCACAGTTGCTCACACGCTACGGGCAGCAAGGCATACAGGCACAATTCACGATGCTGCAAACTGGCTATGCGCCAGGTCAACTCGTTCCGGTCAACTTGCCTGATTTCGGATTGAACAATACAAGTATGCTGATCGAGACGGTGAGCGCATCAGATCAGCAAGATGGCTTCAATATATGGTACACAATCAATGCAATCAGGGGGCCATATGATGTTAATTGGGTTTCATTCTTCAAAGAAATATTAGGCTCTCAGCAAAACTCAACCAACATCAATGTCGGAGTATCGCAATCCCTTGCGTTGGTGCAATCCTTTAGCGGCGGTGTGACGCTCTCGGCAGTGCTTACCGCGAGTACCTATAGCTGCCCATTACCGAGTACAACTCTTTTCCCATCGACTTCTCTTTTTCCCTGCTAGGAGGAAAATATGTTAGAACAATCTACCGCTACCTTCCCATTCATGGGGAAGCTTATTGTTCTTTTTCATATTGCACGAAGGACAAGACAATACAACAAAGTTCACATCATGGCGAGGACTATACTCTGTGCGACTCAAGGGGACTGTATGCTCAAGATGAAAGATATACCGACTATTGCGCTTCTCAAACTTGGCAAAGCCACAAGCGGCATAATAGCAGCGATAGTTCTGTGCTTGCAATTTGGCCTGTATCTGCTTAGGAGTAAGCGTCCCCTCTACAGCTTTCTTCTTTGCATTTCTTTTATGCTGAAGAGTACGCCTTACCTCTCTCCCATGCTCAGATTGAGCATATTGTCTATAATGTTCACGGACGTAATCTTGATGTCGTTCGTTAGATTGTCTGTTCTGTTCTCTCCTACTCTCTCGGTGAGTCTCACGGAACTTCTTGTCTCGTTCAAGAAAAACTTCTCTATTGGCTTTGCGGTACTGTTTACGCCTTTCATTTACCTCTGCTTGGTTATCCTTTATATGTTGCTTGATGCAATCTCTGCAATAGGATTGAAGCTCATCATTGCGATTTTTATTATGCGAGAAGTTAGCAAGAGGCAGATTTTCTCTACACTTCCGACATTGCTTATATCCTTGTGGGGCTTCATATTTGTTTGGATGTTTGGCAAGCCATTCAGTATGACAGCACGCTTTGCAGTAGCTATACCAGCCACTTTTATCATTCTTGCTTCTGCTGAAAAATTCAGAAGTCGTGGGAAGCAATTCCTTGCATTTAGCACAGTACTTGCGCGGGGTATCATCTGGGGGTATATTGGTCATACAGCAGAACCTCCAATTCTGTTGTCACGCTCTGGGGTGTTTCAGCACCGCCAGGGCATCACATTATTTCCCCCATTATACCACAAAGCCACTTCCCAAGCAACTTTAGGAGGTGAAATTTGAGCGCAATCACGATCACAACAGCCGGGCGCAACCTCTTGCGAGATGGAGAGTCAGGAGCGCAAAACCCAAAGATCACCTATGTCGCACTGGGAACCGATAGTACCGCGCCCGACGTAGGGCAAACCGCGCTTATTGCGGAGGTTTTCCGCAAGGCTGTGACGAGCTACACCAATGGAGGCACGGGCGAAATACTCATCAATATGTATTTAAGTCCAAGTGATTTAGTAGGCATCAGCGTGCAGGAAGTAGGCTTTTTCGCTGGGAATGCAACGAAGACGGCAAACAGTGGCACACTCCTTGCAAGGGGTCTCTATGCCCATACGAAGACAGGCGTAGAGAGTATTCAATTTCAACTGGACTTTCAAATCACCTAAAAGGAGGACAATATGGCAGGATACACGGTCACAGGGCCATTCACCGCAGGAAGTGCGCCCGGCCTATCAGCGGCCTATAACAATGCAATAGAGGCCTTCATCCAACAATTAGAAGGAGATATCGGGGCCGTCGTACTCAATGGCGCAACATCGGGAACGGCTACACTCTACCAGGTGTTGCAAGGCACTCACAAAAAAGTCGTCATCATCCTGAACAACTTCAAGAATATCGGCGGCTCAACGCAAACTATCACCTTCCCAACTGCATTTACAGCAGGTTGTCAAATCAGGACGACGGCCATGTTTCAGATTGAGCTCAGAGTGACTGGGGCAGCACAAAACATTGATGTGCTCACGACTCTGGGGGCTGCTGGTGGCACTGTCACAACGCAAACGAATATAGCCGCTCACTCTCTGGGTGTATGCATGGCGGCAGTTGATACCATCGGCTTTAAGAGTGGCGGTAGTACTGGCCAGAATGGCGTGATCATTCTCGAAGGCGTTTAGCCTGGCATGTTCACGAACATGAGCACGCACACCGCAACGAAAGCACAGCCACCAACGATCACTAATGGAATGGCGATCGCATAAAATACTGGAAGAAGCTTTTTCATGAAGAAAGTATAACAGATGAGCACAACCCTAACTGCGCAAACCGTGGCGTTTATCATGGCACCGGACAACCTTTCAAGAGACCTCATCTTTGAGGATAGCGGGGCGCAGACTGCCATAGGGTTCAGTCTTGGCCAGAATGTGCTCATTGGGCGCCAGCAGTACGCGAGCTTTTCGGGTGGGTTGCTGCCGCAGGTCGCCTTTACGCTGACATTCCTGGTGACGGCAACGGATGCCGCCGCCATCGTTGCAGGGATACCGGCATTGAAAACACGCATGGCTAATGTGCAGGCGGGCTTTACCGATATTGTGACCTGGGGTACGCCATTTATCTATAACTAAGGGAGTATAGCGTATGCAATCGATACTGACGATCTTCTATCTTGTGTGGCTAGTTACGGTACTCATCTTATTAGGGCTGATCTATCGCAGTACGACGCGCTATATCCGTGAGATGGAAAGGACAATGATTGCCAGTCGGGCTATCTCAGCAGAGGCGGCGCTCAAATCAGCAGAGGCAGCGACAAAACTTGCCGCGATGTTGGAAAAGGAACTTCATGCCTGATTTTAATGCATTTCTGCCCTTGCTCAGTATTGCCATTGCGATTTGTGTAGCAATTGGAGTCGCAATAGCGTTTCTCGGCAATAAGAACCGGGGGCTTTCTGAGGTGCAAGCTAGCACGATTACCGCTCTACAGGCGCAAAATACGGCACAAGAGCAACAACTTAAGGTGCTAGAAAAGAAGATCGTCCATCTCAACCGCGTGGTTTTGACCATTGAATATGCATTGAAGCGGCGTGGGCTGCGCATTGAGGTTGATGACGAGTCCATCACGCTGATTGATGAGCATACTAAGGCACACCAGACGATGCAGATACGCGTGATGGATACGGTGCCTGAAGACAACAAACCCGCATAAGGAGGAAGGAAAGAAACAATGGCAAACTATCTCGCACAAGCGATCTACCTGTTAGCTTCTATTGCCACATCCGGGGCCACACAAAACAGTGGCGATCTCCCGATTGGACTGTTTAGCGAGCTGAGCATAGATATCACTACCACGGCGCAATCAGGGACGAACCCGACCATTCAATACTTCTGGGAGCGCAAAGGCGCAGATGGTATTTATTATGTTCTTTGGCAGTCAGCCATCTTAACGACTGCAACCAACACACTATCAACCAGTATCGGTGCTGGCATGGCTTATAACCAATCGATCGGATTAACAGGACGACTCAGGTGGGTAGTTGGCGGCACAGCGACCCCAACATTTACGCACAGTCTCAACATCTACGGGAAATGAGGTGAATGATGCCAGCACCAACAACAACAGGAGGTTCCATGGGTTATCCAACAAGCGTCGATAGTGGGCAAGTTCCGCCTGAAATAATCGCAGCAGAAGCGATAGCCGTGGCCGGAGTGATCACGGCCACTATTACCGCAAACGCGGTCTATCTCTATGGATTTGAACTCGCTGCTAATGTGTCCATTGCTTCTGTGCGATGGCGCATGGGTGCAACTACCACGGGACATACAAACATGGGAATTTATACCTACGCGGGCAATCTTGTCAGTGGAAGTGATACAGGCTCGCAAGTAAACACCCTGAGCGCCTTGAACTCATTCTCCTATGCAACGCCTATTCCCCTGAGTCCTGGTCAGTACTTCCTTGCTCTGGCCTGTGATAACAGCACGGACACCTATCTTGCTCTCTCAGGTGCAACGACATTCAGTGAGTCAATGACCAGACACCGGGTAGCTGCAAACGCATTGGCTGCGGGAGCCTTGCCTCTCACAACAGGAGCGATATCAGCAACCGTCAAAGAGCTTGCCGTTGCCGCTATCCCTGTCGGGGGATTAGTCTAAAAGAGGAATAATGCATCATATGAAAGGAGCATTTCTATGGCAGGACTTACGACACAGGCACAAAACAACTCACTTGACAAGAAAGGACAATGACAATGTACAAATCAGTTACACGCGATGTTCTGGTTCTACCTAGTGGCTCACACGGATATTCTTCGGGATATTCTTCGGGGTTTTTAGACGTTGGCGGCTTGGTGGAATTAGGTATTAACTTTATCCCTGATGGTTCGGTATTAGAATTTACTGTTATAGATGGTAATACAAATGGTGCGACATCATTTACGCTTGATGCAACAGCCTATGTCAGTGTTGGCGTAGGTTTCCCAGCACCTTATAACTTTTCGTTTGGAGATCGTATTCAGGTGAATGTGAATAATCCTGGAGGCGGAACTCCAAGCTTTAGTCTATCTATAAAGGGGAAGTAAGATGTCAGGTTTAACAAAAGCAGCACAAGATAACATTCTTGGTCTGATGAAGGGAACGAACTGGCCTGCTGGCACCGGTGGTTGGGGATTGACGGCTCCAGCGACGACGTATGTTGGATTGTTCACGACAAATCCAAGTACGGATGCAACGGTCTCATTTACTGGCACTGAGGTTACAGGAGGCTCTTATGCAAGGGTCGCTGTTACCTCAGCATCGGGGTGGACAGCCCTGGCTACCATTGGCACATCATCAGAGACGCATAACAATGCCATTATCACGTTTCCCACACCGACGGTCTCTTGGGGCACAGTCATAGGGGTTGGTATCTTTGATGCATCAACGGCAGGTAACTTGCTGTGGTGGAATAGCATTACCTCCCAGTCAATAGGAATTGGGGTTGTGGCATCTTTTGCGATTGCTGCTTTAGTTTTAACTTGCGACTAGTAAAAAAAAGGAGATACACTCATGCCTGTTGGAAGTACCCCGCGTGATAGCGGCAATATCCCTCTCGGATGTGTGCTTGTCCCAGGTGACAGCACACCACAAGCGTTGCAGGGCGGTGCGGAATTTACTGATGCAAATAGTAACATTTCCGCCCCTGTCAGGGCAGAACTTACACCGAATACCAAGACAACCTATGTGGCTTCTGGTACGGTCGTTCCTGTGACAGGTGCCACAGACCTTGTGACCATCATCGGGTCGGCAACGAAGCTCGTTAAACTTCTTCGTGTTGTTTTCTCAGGGACTATCGTGACAGCCGCTATCAACGGCTCAGTGTCGATTGTGAAGCGTAGTACGGCAGATACTGCCGGAACCAGTACGGCACCCACTATTATCCCACTCGATAGTAACAATGCTGCGGCTACAGCTGTCCTGGCGGCTTATACGGCTAATCCCACACTAGGGAATACCGTTGGGACGGTATGGCAGGCGAAATACCTTTATCCCATTGCGGCTTCCGGTAGCCCAGGTGTCTTGATTATCGACTTCTCACAGTTGGGCCAGATGGGTACATTGCGTGGTGTGGCTCAGCAACTAGCTCTCAACCTGAACGCGGTGGCCTTTGCCTCAGCGGGATCAGTGGATTACTCATTCGTCTTCTCTGAGGAGTAAAGGCTAGGCTATGGCTATCACACTCGACTCAGCCAACAATGGAGCAGCAAGCAGCGTCAATGTAGCGTCGATTACCTGGACGCATACCGTTGGGGCGGGCTATGGCACAATCCTACTTGTAGAAGTAGCGACCGGCTCGGCTGTTTCGAGTGTGACGTATGCGGGCGCGACTATGTCGCTGCTGGCAACATCAAACAATCTCAGACTGTTTTACTTGCTTTTGCCTGCGACGGGTACAAACAGTATAGTTGTCACCATTTCGCCTACTGGTAAAATTGATGGGTGTTCTACCAGTTACTTTGGCGTCGATTCGTTTGGCACACCCATCACCAATACTGGCAGTGGTACGGCGCTCACCAATACGCTTGTGACGACCTCAACAAATCAGGAGGTCATTGATCTTGTCGAAAGCGAGACCAGCTCGACGTTTACGCCCACAGCAGGCCAAACAAGAGAGGCGTCACAAAACGGAGCGAGTACGCGTTCACAGGCATTCGGTGATATTCCTGCTTCGGGCGGGAGTATGGTGCTCACCTGGACGGTATCAACAACGGGAACATGGAACCAGATTTCGGTCGCTATGAACCCTGCTTCGATTATAAAGCCGCGCTATGTTCCGCGTGGCATTGGCTCAACGATTATCCCCGACCCGGTGAGCCAGCCGCTTCCCTATATTGAGCGTGGCATCCTCTCCACGATTGTCTACGAGAAGCGCATCTTCGTTCCGCGTGCGCTCGGGGGCGTCTACATCCCCGATGACCCTGCAAACCTATGGGTGCCACGTGCATTTGGCAGTACCACGCAAATCCCGGCAGCGGTCGCACTCACCTCCACGATCGCGGG